GTGCTATTCCTCTGATCAATGCAATCACGAATCGAGGAAGCACCCTGATGAGGATTGCAGGAAGATTCTCAAGACCCTTCCCAACTGCCTCTGCAAAACCCAAGAATTGAGCCTCAATCTCCTCAGGCGTTCTCTCTCCCAACTTTGCAAGGGTTCCAAGAGCTCCCCCGATCGCATCTCCGATCGGCCCTGCTGCTCCTGCAATTGCATTCACAAAACTATTTGGAGAGGTGATTGCTCCCCCAACATCCTTGATGAATTTGCCTGCTCCAAGGATTCCATTCTTCACAGTGATGAGTGCCTCTTCAAGCGGGCTCAAGGTTTCAAACAGTGTGATTGAGCCTGCTCTGAATCCATCTTGAATCGCAAGCGGGATGAGCTCAACCGACTTTGAGAGCCCTGCGCCTGTTCCTCCTGCTGCGCCTGCGCCTGCTCCTCCTGCGCCTGCTCCTCCAAGAGTCGGGGCCGTGAATCCGCCTGCTGTCAAGCCCTCAACAATAGATCGAAACTCTGCAGCATCTGCTTTTGCTTGAGAAAGGCGATCTGAGAAATTGGGAATTGTGTTATCTGCAAGTTTCCCAAGGGCTGCATCAAAGAGATCAAACCCATCTGCAAGCTCAAGAGCCGCCTGAGCAAAGCCCCCGATTATTGGGATCTGAGAAGCAAGCCCAATCCCAAAACTCTTCACTGCTTTCAATCCAAGCTCAAAGAAGAATTTCAGCACCTCAATCACAGTTGAAAATGCTCTTGTTGCATCCTCTGAGAAGATGACAAGCACTCTCTGGACAAATGCAATCTGCTCTGCAAAATCCAAGAGGAGTCTTGTGATATCTGCACCAAAGGCCTCAATGAATGTTGACTTGAGCCCATCAAGAGCAGTATCAAGGGCGGCAATTGTGGCCTGAAAATCAGCAGCAGCATCAGATGCTTTTGGGCCTGTTCTCACGCCAAACTTATCTGCAAGATCAACAAAATCCTTGAGGCCCTGAGTCTGCCCCAAAGCCTGCAAAAGTTGAGCTCCTGATCTCCCAAAGATATCAACTGCTTTTGTTGCTCTCTCAGTTTGATTCTCTATTCCTTGCAGGCTTGTTGTTGTTTCAATGAAGATATCATTTGCGCTCCTCAGGTTGCCCTGAGCATCTCTCAATTGGATCCCAAGTGCCTCAAATGCTTCTGCTGTCCTTGAGCCCTCAACTTGAGCCTGAGATAATACAGCAGGGAATCTTGAAAGGATCTGAGTTGCTTGGCCTGCATCTTGTCCTGATGCTCTCAAAGCAAATTGCAGGCCCTTGATTGAATCCGTTGCAATCGCTGATCTGTTTGATAGATCGTTTATGTCATTGACAAGATCTGCACTCTCTTGAGCAAACTCAACAACAGCTTTTGCAGCATCAACAAAAGCCTCTGCAACAGCAATCACGCCTGAGGCAAGAGTCCCCATTGCTGTAACAACAGCAGCTGCAGATCCTGCCGTTGCAATCAATCCTGCATTGAGTCCCTTTGCTGCTCCTGCTGCACCCTTGAGGGAGTCCTGTGCCCCTTTGCTTGTTACTTTCAGAACATAATCAACAGTAGTAGCCACAGGATCACCTCAAATAATATCAATCAAATCTGCAATTGATACCGTTGGGAATATCATATCATTTTTCCCTTTGGTTCTCATTGCCTGCCTTGCTCGCTCACCCCGTGCAATAATGCACCTTAAACAGATCATGAGCTCAGGCCATGAGAGAGTCATAACCTCAGATGGGAGCCTTGAATAAGTCCTTGAGATAATATCAATGATATTTATAAAATCGGGGTCATTTTGGAAAGGAGTTGAGAGCAATCTCTCCTCCCTTGAGGCCCTGCATTGCTCTCTCAAATATCTTGTTCTTGTCCTCTTGGGGAATCATCCCAACCCAAAGGGCATTGCGGGCGGGGTTCTGTTGCTTCTCATGATGAACAAGAGTCAACTTTTCCCAATTCTCCCCATCTTCAGAGGCCTTATCCACAACTTGACACAAGACTCGATCTTGCATGCTCCCAAAATTGAGCACATCCTCAGGAGTGAGAGAGGCAATCTTTGAGAGCAAGGCCTCCTGCTCATCCTCTTCCTCTTGCTTTCCCCCTTCCTGCTCTTTGATAATCTCAAGCATTTTCCCCATCAAGGATCGGCTTGCAATCCCTGCTGCTTGAGCCTCAACAGGACTCAGGACTCTCCCCTGAATCTTGAGAGCTCCTGAGAAGATCTCAAGCTCCCATCTTGCAGCATCTGCAAGTTTTTTTATTACATCAATCATCTTTGCTCCTTTGATTGATTATGATTTAAGCGTATGAGGCATTCCCATTGATGATATCAACCTTGAGAGCCTCATCTGATCCATTGACCGTTGCAAGGAAAGTCATTGATCGCTCAATCCTTCCAAAACTTGTCACATTATCAGAGTACTCCTCAAGGACTGCATTGTATAGGGTGATATCAATCTGATTGGGAGATGTGCCGCCTGTGAAACTCATTGTGAGATTGCTCTCAACTGCACTTGGAGTTGTGATTGCATCTGTATAAAAGTTATTATCCTCAAGATCTGCAGTAACAGTCAATCTAACTTCTCTCACATCTGAGAGGGTGGGCTGCTCTGTGATTTGCTGCCCTAGAAAGTTTCTTCTCTCAAGTTTGTTATCAATCACCAATTCAAAGGATCGGATCTTGATTGTGTTTGAGTTGTAAGTGATATCACCGCCCTGATGATGCAGCATGCTCTCAGCAGATGCAGGGAATGAGGGAGTTGTTGAGGAGCCTGCTCTTGCAGCTGCATCCTGAGCAATGATCTCAGCACTAAATGTTGCTTCCTCTCCTGCATTGCATGCAAGCGTGAAAGTGCTGATCATGCATCCCTTGAAGGTTTCAAGAGATGGATTCCCTGAAGCAGCAGAGCCCCGATAAAAGCGAATAGTTAAAGATGGGGGGCTTGCTGCAGGAAAGAATGAGTGAGTATAGGGAGCGGGGCCTGCTGTGCTGCTCTGATCCCCAAGGGCTGCTTTCATCAGATCCCCATTGCCTGCATAGTGGAAAGGGCCTGTGATATTCCCGCCCGTGATATTGAATCCATCAAAGGTTGAGCGGACAAAGCCTGCTGTACCATGATTGAGATGAGTTTTGCGGGCTCTTTCAATTGTCTTTTGAAGGGTTGAGGAGATGAGCCTCATATCTGTATATGAGCCCCCTGATTCTGTTCCGTAGGTTGTTTCCTCTGAAACTGAGATGAATGCGGATCTTCCGAATTGAACAGGCATAATTTGCTCCTATACTGGCAAGAGGTTTTGAACCTTGAGAAGGGCTCTAACAGTGAAAATTTGTGAATTGGTTGTGTGGATATTGAGGCCAACAGAATAATCTGTGCCTGAGCTCCCGCCCTTGATTCTGATATTCGCATATCCTGCTATGAAATACATATCATCCTGAGCATATCGAGCATCTGAATCAGTGCCTGATGAGTCAAGGCTTTTGGGCTCAACCCTCTTGATTGTTTCGAAAGAGAGTCGATTGTTGAAGGGATCGATATAGGCAGCAAAGAGGGGCCTCAGATCAAACCAAATATCAAAAGCTGCATCAACCTCTTTTGTGAAGGTCACCTCAGGCACAGTCCGCCCCGCCTGAGCAATCACATTCTTAACCACATTCACAGGACGGCCGATCCACACATAGCCCGTTTTTGGGCTTGAAACAGTGAATGCTGTTGTTGGATCTGTGCTTTGATCGGGGTCTCCAAAGTACAGCCAAAACAAAGAGGTACTTGATTGATCATCAATTGCAGCCTGCTCAATCTCAAGCACTAATTGTCTATTTGCAAATGAGGCCCCTGATTGCCTCTGATAGTTGATTGAGGATTCCCCATTTGCTGTATAGATCTCAATATCAAAGAAATCAGATCTGATTGCACCCCAAAAGAGATCCCAATCAGGAGGGATTTGCAGCTCAATATCAACATTTGTTGCACCGCCCCCGCCTCCAACAAAGACAGGAACAGAGATCGGAATCCGATATTTATATGCACTATCAGCCCATGTCCCCATCAATCACCCCGATCTGTTTGTCTAGTTACTAATATTCTAATGTAAGCAATTCCACAATTGGGGATTCCGAGTTTATCCCCATCCCGTGCAAGGAATGAGCATCTCACATCATCAACAATCCCAGTTGTGAAACCCAAGAGCCTATTTGCAGTTATGGCCTTGATGATATCTGAGGCAAGATTGATCGCCTGTGCTCTTCTTGAGCTCACAGTATCAGATGAACCCCCGCAAAAGGCGGCAATATTGTATTCAACATCTCCCTGATATCTGCCCAAAACTTGCCCATGTTCCTCAATAAAATCAATGAATTGCACAGTAGCAAAAGGAATCATTGGAGGATCAGGAACCTCTCCAACAATCACCCGCCCTGTGAGATCAACGCCTGAGTAGCCTGAGGCATAATCAACCGCAATGATATCCTTGATTGCATTCTCAATCTGAACTATTGGAGAGCTCATCTCAGATCCTTTCCTTCAAGTGCAAGATTCATTGCTCTTGTGATTCCCCATTTTACACGGGGTAATCTTTTATCTCTTGCCCTTCTGAGGTAGAATTTAGGCTTGATTCTGTTAGGCCCGCCTCCAAACTCTTGAACAGCTGCATAAACAACATCAGCAGAGGTTGAGAAGGGGCTTGAGGGGGTGCCTCTTTCTTGCCCCCCTGCTCTCAGGATGAGGAA